TTCCAGCAATTCACCTTGTTTCATTATGTTGTTACCAACATAAGCCCCAAAAATCTAGGGTGTAAACACCTCAGGAACAATTAAATCACTTCTTAATGTCGCCATTGAGATTTAATTTATGTTTACAGTTCGGGCAGCCTCTCCCTAGCTAGTGCCAACTCTAGTTAGTTATATATTAACCGCTAACTGCATTTTTGAGCATATTGTATTTATTAATATCAGTTCTTAATAATCTTGCCTGTTCAGTTAAATTAAATGATTCCTTTGCAAATGGATTCTTTTCACCAGCCGCTACAAATTCTGTCTGTACTTTTGTTGTAGTAGCTCCACCGCCCTGAGGTCTTGGGTTTTTCTGTACCCATTGAGGCATGTTAGACATAGCCCAATCCTTCACTGGTGTTCTGTTGTAACCATCAACAACAACTACTGTGCCATCTGCTTCTCTAGATAGTTGATCCTTGCTAATGCGAGTTAGCACATATTGGGGATCATGCACCACATCAGCAAGGGCTGTCACTGCTGGTGCTTCAACTTCAAGTTGTCTCTGTCTTGCTTCTAGTTCTTGAATCCTTTTATTTTTTGCCTCTTCTGCGTCACGATACTGTTGAGCCTGTTTAGCAATCGCTTCATCATATCTGCCCTTTGCCTCAAGCTCCTCTTTTTCTTTCTGCTGTTTAAAAGCAATCAAAGCATTTACATCAACATCTGGCGGTACTGCCTTTGCTGATCTTTTTGCCTCCATATAATCGTCCATCAATTTTTTATTATTTGCCTCAAGCTTTCTAACGCTTTCTCTCAAAGCTTCAACTTCTGCTGTATCAACAGATGGATTTGGCTTAATTGGTTCTTCTGCCATAGATAAAAATTAACAATTATTTACAATACTAGCTCCACTTTGTGACATTAGCCCAATATGCCGCTGACATTTTGCCTTTTGCAATATTTTTAGCGTGTCTGGCCTTAAAACTGCGTCTTTTTGCTTTATCTGCTTCTGATTCTCCCTTTCTTGGTGGTTTTGTGTCTGCCCCTTGCGCTCCAAATCTAATTAATTTAACAGTATCACCTTCTTTTGCTAAAACAACATGAGATTTTAATGGGTGTGATGGGGTTCTCTTTGGTTTATTAGTCGCAGTTAATCCATATTTTTTTAATTTACGTCTAGTTTTTTCTCTTTTCGTTAATCTCATTTTCCCACTCTTTCTTTAGCTCTTTTATGAGCCTCACTAAAACTTATGCCATTACGCATTAATCTTTTCATAAAGTCCATATGTTTTTTTGTGTGATGAACTGAATGTCTTTTTAAAGTTTCTTTTTGTCTTTTTGTAAGTGGTGCCATTATTTTTTCCTCATAATATCAGCATCTGCTGTTCTAGCTCCACCTTTACCAGTTATAAAACTGTTTACTCTGCCCATAGCCCATGCAGCCATCGAAACATTTCTTGATCCACCTCCAAGATATGCACCTTGTCCTCTTCTATAAACAGATTTTAACTGAGTAAAAGTAAATCTTGAATTTTTTGCTTTCTCTTTAAGTGTTTTTACGACTGTCGCACTTAAAGGTTTAGCGGGTGGAGCTTTTTTTGCGCTTTTTCTTTTTTTTGGTGGCATCTTGAGCAACTCTTGATTTTTGTACAGCTTTTATATCAATAAACTCTCCTTTTCTGTAGGCTTCAGCAGTCCTTTTTATTTCAGCCGCTTTCGCAGCCCTGTTCTTAGAACCAGACAAGTATTTTTTTGCAATACCTGTCTTTTTGTCTTTAGGAACTCGCCTTAGTTTCTTCCTTTTCACTTGTTACCTTTTTAGATTTTTTAGCAGTGGCTTTTGGTTCTTTCTTTGGCTCATCATAGGATTGAACCTTGAATGTATATCCCATTACTTTTTGCCTCCCTTCTTTTTCTTCTTTGACTTTGGTTTCATAGTAGAACCATACCCAACACCTTTAGGCATAACAATAAAAGTAGCTGCTTTTATATTACTTCCTTTTGCGGTTCTTAGCTGTTTTTAAAACAAAGCTTTTTAACCAACAGCAGTATTATGGTTACCAATAGTATTTACCAATAGCTGTATTCTTGTTAGTCGTTGTATAACGAATAGCAGTATTTTACTCACCAATTGTAGCAGTTAAAAGCCTTGCAACAACTACGTTTTGTGTAAAATAACCGATTGCTGTGTTTTACTTCCAATCAATTTAACCTACTGCTGTATTATGTGTTCCGCTTGTATTTCCTACTGTTGTATTCTTACCAAGTGTTTTAAAACCTATTGCAGTGTTTTTCTTTCCAATAGTTTTTACCAACAGCAGTATTATTCGTACTATTAGTATTTCCTATAGCTGTGTTTTATCAACCACTTATATTTCCTATTGCAGTATTATAGTCACCACTTGTAGGACATAAAGCTATTGCTATCACTAGCTTTATACAAATAAAACCGACAGCAGTATTATGTGTACCTGATATAAAACCTATAGCTGTATTATGTGTTCTCGTTATATATCCTATTGCAGTGTTTTGTGTTCCTATCGTATTCCCTACTGCTGTATTTTGGTTTCTCGCAACAAAACCTATTGCAGTATTTTATGCACCAATTGTATTTACTTCCTTTTACGTTTTTTAGCACTTGATAATGCGATAGCCTGTGCTTGTTTTAATGTTTTGCCTTCCTTCATTAACAAACGAATATTTGAAGAAATTACTTTTTGAGATTTACCTTTTTTAAGTGGCATAATTTTTTATGTATATAATCTTTTTAAATCATCTAAGGTTCTTTCGCTACCATCATTTCTAATTAATTTTCTAATAGCCGCTTGTCCTGATCCTTCTTTTTTAGCAATTCTTTTAAAAAATCTTACTTTTTGTTCACTTCCTAAAGTTTTAATCTGTAACTTTTTATCTTGTTTTAATAACCAATCACCATAAGCTGTTCCCTGTGGCACTCTGCCAGTTCCTTCTCCTGTGGGTCGTGTAACAACCTTGCCTACTGGTGGCTTTTCCAAACTTGGATATTTCTTCTGCAATCCATCAAAGTCAACAACAGGAACTGTAGTAGATCGACAATTGAAGTGCTGTGGTGGTGTTGGGCCTTTGTTGTATGCAAACTTCTGTCCATCAAGCCTTCTACAAATAGGGCTGGTTCTACTGTCCAAAGTTGCGACATATTCATATTTAGGAGCTACTTTACTATTTGCTGCATATACCGCCTGTGATGCCTGATTCTGTACTTGATTAACAGATGTTCTTACTATCGTTTGTATTTGATTATTAGCTAATTTTGTAAGTTCACCACCAGATTGTGCAAGTTGTTTTACTGATAAAGGGCCAAAGTCTCCAAATTCTAATTTTCCAATCATTCTTCTAGCAATCTGCTGTGTGGTTTCACCAGAAAAAACTCCTGATCTTATAGCCAAAGCAAGTCTTTCTTGTGATTTAGTAGCTATACCTCGAAATGCTTTATTAACAGTTTCACCATTAGGCAAGGTAATAGATGCTCCTTGTGTTGATGTAAGGTCAAATTTACCTGACCCAAACTTAATAAAATTGTCCTCTCTAAATTTTGTATTTGTAAATATATTTACTTGTGTTGGATCAGTCATAATTACTGACTCTGCATATTTTGGACTTACAGCAACAGAATTTATAGGAATATTCCCAGATTTTACGACTTTTTTTAATTCATTCTCTACAAACTCTGTCTGTAAAACAGTCAGCCCTTGAAGTTCTTTTTTAAAATCTCTTGCAGTTGCACCAGACCATTTACTCAAACTATCTTTTGATTGTTTTATGATTGCCCTTAATCTTTTTCTAGTCTGTGGTGCTATAACAACTGCCTCCCCTGCGGCTTGTTGTCTTAAATCTATTTTTTTTAACTGATTGGCAGCGTTTAATATTATTTCGTTATAGGTTATGGCATATTTTTTTGCAACAGCATTACTATATCTGTTTAAATCAATAGTTTCTCGAAAAAATGCTTCTGGTGTACTCATTCATCAGGCCGCGTCTTCTGTGTCTTCGTCATCATCATCTGTAGCTGGTTCTTCTGGTGGTTCCATTTCTACCAACCCTCCGCTTTGCGTACTTTCCATTTCTTCTTCAATATCAAAGTCATCACCAAGAATTTCACCAGCAGATAATTGGTTAAGAAGTGTCTCTTGTGAGATAGTTCCAGCAGTAAACAATGTTAATAGACTTGTTATTTCCTGTGGCTCAAGCCTTGTAGAAACAAAGTCTCTATTAACAAAGCTGCTACCAGCATTAGGTTCATTGAGATATTCGCTATGAAATCTTAGGCAGTTATCAATCATGTCTTGCATTTGTTGAGCAATAACCATCATAGTGCTGTCATTCTGTGACCTATCTATTCTCTTGGCCTCTGCTGACTCACCTACTAATTTCTGCCCAAGCACCGCAGCTAGTGATAGTGTGTTTATTTGTTCTTTAAGATCGCCAAGCCTTTGGAACTGGCTGTCATAGCTATCTCCTGAGGGGCTTACATATTCAAGCCTAGATTCTGGTGGTAATGCAAGAGCTTCACTTGGGCCTGTTGTTATCTCATCAGCGTTTGGATAACCAAAGACAGCAAGTAATGGAACAGAGCTGATATGCAAAATATTATCCAAGTCTGATTGAATCTGGTAATGTTTAAGATTTAACTCTGCTATGTCATACAAGGGGCTGCGTGATTCATAAAAACCTACCCTGTTAGAATATGCCACAGCAAAGGGAATCTTATCCTTAAGGCTCATTTCACCTTCGTCAAATAATTTATATTCGCTGTTCTTTTTATCTTTTCTATGAATCTCATATCTGCCACGTTCTAAAACTCTTATCTGCTTTACTTGCTTTTCTCCATACTTCCCATCAGGTTCTACAACATTTTCCAACAACCTTAACTGTGTAAGCTGTCTTACACCATCTATAATTTCACTTCTCCAGCCAAGAATATTGCGTGGTGAGTATGTTACCCAATAAGGTCTGGTCTTATCTCCTTCTTTTGGTGCATCTACAAGCACACCACAATGCCCGAATGAAATCGCTGTTCTTGCTGTTTCGTATAACCAGACATTTAGATCGTTCCCTTCTAGATCAACGTCAAAAAGCTGTTCTCTCACTAAATCAGAAACATTATCAAGCCTTACAGGTTTTCTTGTTATCATGCCAGCCAGCATTTTCTCAATTCGTTGCAAGTAAGGCACAACAGTTGATCTTGCTAATCTTGTGTCATAAGCGTCATCAGTTTCTCTTGGTTCTTGCATTAAATATTTTCTATGTTCACTTCTGATCTTGTATGTGCCTTCCTTCAAGTCTGTTATCAAATCCCAAAACTGTGCCATGCGTTGATATGCCGCATTTGGT